GGATCCCGTGAGGGATCCTCCGGCGCTTTGGTGCCGCTGCAGAGGTTGACAACTTTGCGGTTCGCTCTGATACCGGTTAATGCAGTGCATATAATGCCGGAATTAGTTAAAACCAATTGTCATTCTAATTATTCAAAAGGAAGACCATGGCTGGATACTATACCACTTCAAGGACCCGTCCGTATTCGGTGGGGTTTTATGACCTCATCGATGCGCCCGGAGTTCCTTGGGTTACTTATAGCGTCCCGCGCTTGCAAACAACCACTTCATTTAGAAGTGATTCTTCGGCCGCCCTAAAGGGCGGAAGCACTCAGACCGTTGCCGAATTCCTTAGCTCTGCTAAGGAGGGTTCGAAATGGGCTGGTGGCATATTCGGTGTCTCTGACACCGGACATGAGTTCCAGACTCAGAAGGAAGAGTTTTCTCTTTCTCATCCATCTCAATATATTGCAGATGGAAACGGACACCTTTTAAAGGTGCCTCTGATACCTGGACTTTCTGGCAGGGAACTGGCTCAGCCTCAGGGTATACCTGACCTGAACTTAGGTTATTGGGGGCCAAAAGCCTTCAATGACTCAGTTCCTACCAAACCGAAGGCCGGCATTAATCAACTGATTGGCGAGATTGACCAAATCCCGCGCTTAGGTATTAAGACATTCGCCGATTTTCCTCGTCGAGCAGACTTCTTCCGAAATTTGGGAGATGACTGGTTGAACGCGAAATTCGGTTGGGTGCCTTTCCTATCTGATATTCAGAAGCTTATGAAATCTGTTCTTAAGTCTTCTGAGGTCATCGATCAGTATTTTAAGGATAGTAAAAAACCTATCCATCGTCGGCGTTTTTATCTCCAGGACCCCGTAACCAGCTTTTATGAGACAGCGCCAGCTATTAATAGCTTGCACTATATCAGTCCAGCTGATCATCCCTTTTACACGGGATTTTACGAGCCTGGTTTTACAAGCGGCATCACCTCTCAGACCATTACTGTTCAAGAGAAGTTTTGGTTCACAGGATCGTTTACGTACTTCGCCGGGCAGGTAGCAGAATCTGCTGACCCGCTCGAGAAGATTCATACGTACGAAAATCTGGCTAACCAGATTGTCGGGAGTCGAATGACTCCTGATCTCCTGTGGGAGCTTGCTCCATGGTCTTGGCTTGTCGACTGGTTTGTGGATATCGGCACTATTACTAATAATGCCGTGCTCCTCTCAGAAGACAGCCTTGTTCTCAGATATGGGTATTTGATGCGTACCACTTTGGTACAAAACACCATATCTGTGAAGGGTTTGAAGTTTAAAAGCTTCAACCCTGGCTTTATATCCTCTTCCTATGCGCTAACGCGCAAGGAGAGGGTTAAAGCCACACCTTTTGGATTTGGCCTCAATCCGAATTCATTCTCGGACCAACAATGGGCCATCCTGGCAGCTTTAGGTTTAACTAAAGGGCCAAGATCATTACGTACGAGTTGATTAGACTCTGTAATGGTAAAAGCAGTCAGGGCAACCAGCCTTGATTGAGTTAATCAGTGCTTTATAAAAGCACTAAAATCAAGTCAGGAATAATGCCATGGCATTTACAGATCCACAGTCAGTTACTATCAATGCAGTTGCTACTACGCTTCCGCGTACTAGCAATGGCGTTAACTCGGGTGTCTTTACAAAAGACGACGGTAACGTCAAGCTTACGGTTTCGCATGCCTATGGCAAGCGAACCCGCAGGACGATTCGCATTGATCACGCCAAAGTTGCTCCAGATCCGTTTACTACTACGGTGAACGCACGCTATTCAATGTCAGCGTACATTGTTGTAGATGTGCCGACCGTTGGGTACACGGTGGCGGAACAGAAGCAGATCGTAGATGCGCTAACAGCGTATCTTACGGCCTCCTCTGGCGCTCGTACCACCCAGCTTCTGGGTGGTGAGAACTGAGAAATGGACGCTAATAACGTCTATTTCCTTCTGGGTGTCTCTATTTCAGTTGCGCTTGTCTGTCTCATCATTGTGATGGGCATTAACGGGAGATTCTCCCGAAACTCGCGCCACTGATTTAGATACTTAGAGGCAAATCTGTAACGTTGTGGCTATGGATAATCCACCTTCCAAATTAGAAAGGGAATTATGAAAAGCCTTACGTTATTTCTGCAGCAGGTCCTCCATGAAAGTGGGGACCTATGTGGCACCAGCACCAGTCGCGATAGCAAAACTATCACGACTCGCGTTGAACATGAGGGGATATCGTTTTATACGATAACCCTGCCAAAATTTGCTGAAGACTTCCAAAAAAGTCTGGCGCAAAGGATGGTAACGGACGATCTCTTCTTAGGTTATAAGAAGAGAGGGAAACTCCCAGAATTTCTAGGTGGTTTCCTCCGCATGGTGTTCAACGAAACAACTGGTGAATTACTCGATGGAAGGACGCTACCTGACGGTAGTACCCCTATTGCGACTCACGTTGCAATTAGGGCTATTCGACAGATTACTCTGTTGTATAGTAAAGTACTTTTGCCAGCTAGTGACTTGAGGACTGCGAAAGCATTCCAAAAGTACATCGAGTGTGAGCAGGATGTGCGTGATTCCGATCGGAGGCTTTGGTCCTCGAATTCGTTCGAGGACTTCTGTTTATCCGTATTCGGAATCTTCTTTACGGAAGGATGTTTAACGACTTTGAGCGAGAGCTCAGAGACGTTGGCGTTCGACCGTTTCATGGACCTGGTGCGACTGCTGATCGGCTTAGAGGAAACTCTAAGTGGACACAGCAAGTTTGGACCAGGCGTCTTGACGACATCTTCCCAATGGGACGATATCTTACGTCAAGCTGGAGCCTCTATTTAACAAGGCTCTCCAACGCACAACTCCTCGAACCTGGAGCTGAGATCCCCGTTAAGGTGGTCGCAGTTCCTAAGACGCTGAAAACTCCTCGTTTGATAGCACAAGAGCCTACGCATATGCAATATATGCAGCAGGGTCTTCGTGTTTTTCTATACGATTACGTCGACAAGGATAACCTCTTGTCTTCGTTTATCGGATTCGATGACCAAACTCCTAATCAGAGGATGGCCAAAGAGGGATCCCTTTATGGGAATCTCGCTACGCTTGATTTAAGCGAAGCTTCCGATCGAGTTTCCAATCAGCATGTACGTGCCCTGACGCATCGCTGGCCCCTCATAACTGAGGCGCTTGATGCGACGAGGTCGCGGAAGGCTGATGTGCCTGGCCATGGCGTTATTCGCCTAGCCAAGTTCGCATCTATGGGTTCAGCGCTAACCTTCCCCATCGAAGCTATGGTCTTTTTGACCGTAGTGATGATGGGTATAGAGGATGCGCTTAATCACCAATTAACCTTGAAGGATGTTAGATCCCTTCGAGGCAAGGTGCGCGTCTACGGAGATGATATTATCGTTCCCGTAGAATATGTGCCTTCCGTTGTGGCCAGACTTGAAGCTTTTGGGCTTAAAGTGAATGGCGGCAAGTCTTTCTGGAGTGGGAACTTCAGAGAGAGCTGCGGTAAGGAATATTACCAGGGCTTCGACGTTTCCGTCGTTAAGGTCCGTCGGGTATTCCCTACACATCGGAAACACGTTCAGGAGATTATCTCAACTGTATCCCTCAGGAATCAGATGTTTACATCTGGTTACTTTAAGACAGCTGAGATGTTGGACGAATTGATAGAGCGGTTAATCCCGTTTCCAGCAGTTCTGCCAACTTCTCCCGCGCTAGGCAAGTTCACCTTCGACGGCTACAAAGCCGAGAAGATGGATAAGAATCTACATACACCCTTGGTTAGGGCTATGGTAGTTTCTTCGAAGCCACCAGTCTCGCGACTGGATGACTACGGTGCCTTGCTCAAGTTTTTCCTTAAGCGCGGCGATTTGCCTATCGTCGACAGGGAACACTTAGAACGTGCAGGACGTCCTCGTTCCGTCGACATAAAGACGAGGTGGATCCAACCTTATTAGTGGTTGGATAGGGGGTTCTCAAGGCCCCTGCATGGAGACTATGTCTCTCTCCGGTTATCTAAC